CGGATAGGATATCTGCGGCAGCCGCATATCGAACGACAGCTCCATCAGTCCGGGGGTCTTGAGCACATTGATCTCGTCGCCGCTGATGAGGCTGTAGGTCTTGTTTTGGTTTCCAATCTGTGCTTGCAGCTTGCCGGGCGTCACCGGCAATTGTACGCCATCCAGATAAAATGTATACGGCATTTATGCGTACACTCCTTCCACACCCATCGCCGCGCCATTGTTGATGGCCTCCACCATGCGGTGCGTCAGCGTCTCGGCGTCCAGATATGACGCCACGTTCTGCGTTACGCCGCCCATATCCACACGGATTTCCGTCGTTGTAAAACGGTTGATCGCCTCCTGCTCCGCAAGGTCGCGCATCCATTCCAGCTCCTCGTTGTTCAGGTTCAATGAATCCGCCGACGCCGCCGTGTTGTCGGCGATTGTTCCAAGTACCTCTCCATACGGGTCCTCCAGACCACCCAATCCATTGCCCGAACCGTTTGCCCCGTTACCGCCCTGTCCGTTCGGATCAATGCCCGACGGCAGATAGCTGTTCGTCTGCGCGTTGGCGTCGGCCTGGTTTCGCGCCGCTTCAATTTCGCTCTGACGCTTCGCCGCGTTTATCAGTTCCTCCGCCTTCATTTTATCCAGCGTTTGTTCCCGCTCGGCCCTCCGGTTTTCAACTTCCTCTGCCGCTGCATTGAGCAGCTCATTGCGTTCCTGTTTCTCTGCTTCATTTTTCAGCATTTCCTCCGTACCGAACGTCACATGCTGGATTGTATCAATTGACACGCCTGGAATTTTATTTAACGCCCCGATAAACTTATTGATAATGTCGATTGCGCCGTTAACCATCCCTTGCAGAATCATCAGAATATTAGCCTTCATGTCGCCCGCTGTATTTTGCAGATTCACAGCCATTGACAACCACTTCAGCACCATCTTGTCTATCAAATTCAAAACCCAAAAAACGCCGGTAAAAAATGCGATTTTAATTACTCCCCAAACAGACAACAGCACATTTTTCACCATCATCCATGCAACCTGTATCCCGCCGACGGACTGTATCCACGCATAAATCAGAGCGATTACAACGCCAATGGCTGTCGCAATCATCAGAATGGGATTCGATTTCAGCACTGCAAACAGATTATTGAATGCTCCGCCCGCCAACCATGATTTTGCCTCCATAATGCCGGAAAGAACCGCGTATGCTTGAAAAGCCGCCGCAACGCCAAAGATCACCGGGATCAATATATCCGCATGCTGCGCAAGCCCGCTGATCGCCCCCAAAACCGGCTGCAGCGTCATCAACAATTCATCTGTCGCCATCGTCCACACACGCGCCCAGGTAATCGGCGTCCCACCAAACTGCGCGTTGATCTCGTCAGACGAGGCAAGCATCGCGTTTTTAAACAGCTCCGCCGTAAGTCCGCCGCTGGCGATCAGCTCATCAAGCTCGGCCTGACCGATTCCAAACGCGTTTGACAGCAGCGTGCCGATTTGAGGAATCCGCGCCTCAAGCTCAGAGAACATATCCGTATTGATGACGCCCTCTCCCATTGCGGCCGTCAGTTTCCCCATGACCGCCGACTGATCCTCCTGATCCGTGCCGCTCGCGACGAACTGCTTGTTCATCAGCTCCGTAAAGGCAACCGCCTCCTGATTCGAGGAGAACGTACCGCCCGCCGAGGCGTTCAACGCGCCGACAGTCTTAACCACCTCCGAATAGGCCGTCCCGGAATTCTGCGCGGCTGTGAACAGCATCCCCTGAAGCTGGTCCGCGGTCTGCAAACCGTCGTTCATCTGCGCAATATATGCGTTCGTCCGCGCCGTTTGGTCTGCAAGCTCCGCAGTTTTCTTGATCATCCCCCCGACCTTTTCCGCATTTTCTTTTAGAGTATCCCATTGCTTTGCCGCGCCGTCCTGTCCGCCGCCGGAACCGCCCCCGCCTCCGTCCGAATCTCCGCCCGAATCTCCGCCCGAACCGCCGCCTGAACCGCCGGATTGACCGCCGATTCGGTTCAGCCGGTTTTCAAGCTCGCCAACCAGCGCAGTCAGACGTTCATACGACGATTCGGCGGCGGACAGATCCGCTTGCTGCGCAACCCGTTCCAGTGAAGCGCCGATACCGTCAAGCTTCGCTTGAAACGCCGCTGCCGCCGACGTGTCAAACGCACGGTCCGCCGCATTGCGAATCTTCAAAAAGCCCTGCGCCACAAGCGCCTGCGCATTTTGTATCATACCTAAAGCCGGACTCATCGCGTCAATCAATTGTACTGTCGTTACAATCGTCGCCGTATGCATCCCCTCCCCTCCAAAAAATCATGTTCAGCGTTTTTTGCTTCTCAGCCTGTCGGCTTCCTTTTTATCCGCAGCCGCTTTTTTGCGGATGGCCGCGATCACAAACGCCTTTTCGCGCGCTGTCATTTCCAGGAACAGGGAGGGCGGCCAGTGAAACTTATGCAGACAGTAATACGCCACATTCGCCTCCCCGTCGCCCTCCTCAATCAGTTTTTTGCCTGTTCGGTCAATTCCTCAATCGGTGTGAAGCCGCAGACCTCCTGCGCCTTCTGGAAATAGTTGGCCGATTCTCCCGAGGTCAGCATCGCCTTGAGCAGCGCCTCGGCGCCCATCACGCCGTAGCTGTCCTGCAAGCCTTTGTCGTTGAGATTTGGAAACACCGTGCATCCAGCCGCCATTGCCGCCAGATACCCGTTTGAATCAAACTCCTGCCGGAACTGGCTGCTCTTGCCCGGCACCTGCACCATCCGCGTGAAACGCCTGCGCAGCGCCTCGTCCTCCTCGCTCATCAGCGGCCGCAGCTCCCACAGCATAGGCTTGCCGTCCTCATCCACAAAGCGGCGCGACGCCGCAAATCTGATATTTTCGGGCTTCACCGCGTTCTGCGCCAAAAAGGCGCTGAGTCCTCCCGCCATTTTCATCCGTCCTTTCTCTTACTGCATACCTTCCAGCAGCGTAAATTTCTCCGGGATTTCAAAGTCCTCAAAGGTGAAATCCATTTCCTCATCTAGATATTCCGCATCCGCGTCGAACTTGGCCAGGATACCGCCGTCCACATTGCAGTCGCGCAGGATCACCGTCTGCCGCCCCGAGGCGGAGGTCGCATCCTCATTTGTGATCTGGATATCGAAATAGACGTCCGCCCCCGTCTGCTTGTAACGATACAGCAGCTCTCGGAACAGCGATGTGTTGTAATGGAACGTTGCGCTGCCGGTGCCCTTCCAGCCGGCCGCTTTATTGCCGCGGCCGGGTTTTCCAAGGATGGGCACCTCGCTTTTGATCTTCTCAACCTTTGCCTCCAGGTTGATTGCCTGCATAAAGCAGTACCGGTTGCCGTCAATCGTGACATAGCATTCCGCCAAAGCCGCGCTGACGGTATCCTTTGCATGCATAATCGGCCTGTCAATCATCTGTCATCCTCCTTTTTTAAGCGACAACGCAAACCATATAAAGCTGCTCCATCGCGTTTACCGGCGTGACGCGGTCCGTCACGACGACCGCTTTTTTCGTATCGCCCGCCTCCACCGTCACATTTTCCGGTTCAAACGTCTGAATGGCGCGCAATATCTGAAGCTGCTGGTGGTGGCGCACAATATCGTTCCACAGCGAAACGCGTCCCGCCGCATCGTTCGGTACCTGGCCGTTGTATTTTGTATTAAACAGCGCGGCGATATCGTTGCCGATCTGGTCCAGCACCCGGATCGTCTGATTGCTGCCAAAATCAGACGACCGCTCCTCCGTTGCTGAAACGAACGTGTTGATATCGGTCAGCACGCGTGTCTCGTCGCCGGCCCGGTGCAGCAGGAACCCGCCGGATTGGATGCCTTCCTCAAGCTGCGCCTGCGTGTACTGTGTGTCGATTTCAAATTCACCGTCATAGACGCGGTTTGTCAAACTCTTGTTGACTGCGCAGCCTGCCTGAGCGCCCGTCGTCCACCAGACCGCCGAAGTATCGTCCGCCGCGCCAGTCAATCCGTTTTCGACTGAAATAACGCCCTCATAATCGGCCTGCCCGTACCGGTGCAGCACCGTCTGGAACTTCACGCCTGATTCGTCGCGCATACGCTTTGTAAACGCTGTAAACAACGCCTTGACCGCAGGCTTGTCCGACAGGCATCCGAGCGCATGAAACGTATATGGTTCGATCTGATCCAGAAACGTCTGATACGCCGCGTCGCCTGCTGTGCCATCCGTCCCCCCTGTCAGATTCGCGCCGGCCGTCGCCGCAAGCGTCGCCTCAGCCTGAAAGCGTACAAATGCGTTGCCATGCAGCTGCGCCGCCGTTTTCACTGTCTGAAGATCGATGCGCGTATCATTTATCCAGGTTGAAACATCGTAAACCGGCGTTTCCTCTGTGGAATCCTCGGCCGCCTCGATAACAATACGCAGGCTGTTTCCGCGCGTACCGGGTTGCAATGCGGTCGCAAAGTCGTTTTTCGCAGGCTCCCCGCCGGTAT